CCTGTAACACCAGAAATGATCTTAGGCCGTTTGCATTAATCTTTTGAAATGTAGCACCAGTTTGTGATAGTATGGCAGTGATTTTGTCTGTCTCTGCCGCAGTAAAAGTAGATTTACCAGATGTATCTTTGTATGTTGCATCATCCATCCACACACTAGAGGGTTTCTTTAGACTAGAAATGTCTGCACCAAATGATGCTTTCATTCCCTGTAGAGTTTTACCTGTGTATGTTGTGTGCCATACGATACCAACTTTTGATGTTTTTAATATCCTGCCAAAGTCACTATTAACAGGTGCAGCATAAACGATAGTATTAGGCTGAAAAGTATAATATTTTTCTCCATCAATCGTACTCGTTTCGATATCATCAGTGAACATAAGATCGCCTTGAAGTACACCCTTAATCCCCAATTTTGAAAATTCTCGTAATGCAACTTTAAACTTGGAGTTGAGGGCGCCGGATAAATCATCATCTATTTCCTGTTCTGTCTTATATAATTTAGGATTAACATTGAATACGGACTTCTTTGCAACAAAGAAATCACCTGTCTCTGGTTCTATACCAGCAAAGATTGCAGGAGCTCCGTCCCACTTAACTGTCATATTAACAGAACTACGACTTGCACCAGATAACATATCTCTTAGTGACCGTAGGAAGTTAAGAGCAGCACGACCACCATCAACACCATAGTTGAGTATTTCATCTTCTATGTGTTCTAGGTGAAGGTTCTTACCACCTTTATCTTCTGCAAGAAAATCTTCTGCAATAAAGGATTCAAAAGATAACTTGGGGCCACTGGTCATAAAGTTTTTCTTTCTCATAATTGTCTTTGCAACAAGGTCTAACTCATTACCATCTTTCTTCAATACGAAAGGCATATTGATATCAGTTTTCATATCATTGATAACTGCTTCTGCATCTGCGCCCAAGGCTGCAATCTTCTTACCATACTTCTTATATGATTGTTTGAATAGTCTTGTCAACTCTGCTGGTGTAATGTCTTTCTTGTTACGAGCATCATTTGCACGATCAACAAAATGCCGAGTAAACTCTACATCAATACCAACAGACTTGAAAATTCTGTCTGCATATTTTTCTAATTGATCAATGTCTGTTTTTGTTATCATTAATCTGTCATCCCATATACAAATCCAGATATATCAGTTGGTAAAGATGCTTTAGCACTCTTCAATTCTATTCCTAAAAATTCAAATAGTGCTTCAAATACTTTTGCACCTAATTTTTTAATATTATCTAAAGTTTGTTTTACTTTTTTCATAATTTTACCAATAAGATTTTTAAGCCAATTAAGTGCATTTTTTCCGACACTCTTTAACTTTGCAAATGTTTTTCCAATAATAGCAAACTCATCTAATTGGGTAATTTCTTCTATCAAAACAGCATTTGTAATATTATCATTCATAACTTCATTACGAATAATTCCCCTTAAAGTGTCTGGAGTGTCATCAGTTGTAAAATCATTGGTTAAACCAAGCCTTAATGCTGAATAAGGATTACCTTTACCAGACTTCCAGGCAGCATATATTTTAACTTTTTTAGAAATACCAATAACATCAGAAGATACTGAAGGAGTTCCTTTAAGACCAGAAGATTTTCCTTTTTCTGTAATCTCTATAAATTTTGATACAGAACCTTTATCAGCATCAAACTCTAAACAAACACTTGCCTTTCCCCTTTCAAGTGAGAATTTTTTATAACCCGACATTGCTTCAAAGGTATACCATTTTAAAAATTCTGGGTTTTTTTCAAAGGACAAATCTTTTTGCACTTCTTTATTTAATTCTTTATGAAAATTTTCAGTAGTTATAAATTCTCCAAGTGCTTTTTTATCTTTTGGTAGTAAGTTTTTTTGTTTATTTTTATCTTTTGCTATCTTTACTAACTGAGTTTTAGTATATTTCGTACTTAATTTTGCAAAATTATCTTCAATTGCTTTCATAATTTTATCAATCTCAGGACTTGCATCACGATCTGTACCCATATATTCTAATGCTGAATAAAATGTAGCCAAAGTTTCTCCTTTAGCACCAGACGCAAGTTGAGAACCACCCTTCTTTTTTAAAGAGATATTGTAATCTTTATTATACATATCGGTTTTAGGAGTTCCATCTCCAGCACCCCAACTTGTCCAAAAAGATGATAAATTTGAACTAGATTTACCACCACCAAATTGAGTTATAGGAGAATTGCCAATTTTATCCTTGATGTTTTTTGCAAGAATTTTTCCCATGTCGATATAATCAGGAAATTTTTCTGCAACTTCATTTGCATCCTTATCATAGTCTGGTTGACCTATAAGAACATTAAATTGTTTTGTAATTATATTTTCCCAATCAGCACCTTTGGGATCAGTACCAGAACCTTTAGCAAATCCATTTGATGGTTTATCAATACTTAGTGCAGATAATGATTTACCAAAAGCATCCTTAATAAATTTATTGACTTCTGGGCTACTTTCAGTAGCACCTTTTAGATGAGTGATTAAATCTGAGTTTTCATCAATCTTTGGAATTTTATTACCATCACTGTCCAATAATTCTCCAGCAATTGCTTTTTTTATGAAAGTATTTTTGTTATCTCTTGTCTTATCCTTGGTAAAAATATCGCTAGCAGATATCTTTCCCTCAGTTAAAAGATTCTGAATTTTATCGACATGAGGAACATGAGACTCAGTGAGGCAGGGTTTTACTTGTCTAAGATAACCTTGTAACGACATTCCAACTTCTCCATATATACTATAATGTATTTATAAGTTTAATGTATTACCTTTTAAGCTATTTGTCAAGTCCAATTATCACGATTCTTGTACAACTTTAAAATTTTTTTAGTTATACTACGATCTTTACCTTTTATCAATGGTTTTGCATCTGCACCTGAGAGAACTGCTTCAATACCCATCAGGCCTGGAGTAGAGTTAACTTCGATAAAGTAAGGACTTTCTTTGTCTCTATTTTTTGCTGGTATAAAATCAACACCAACAACTTGACCTTCAACTGATTCTGCTGCTCGTAAAGATTCTTGTGCTTCACGTTCTGTCAACTCATGTGATACTGGTTCCGATCCTTGTGAAACATTTGACCTAAAGTCATCACCAACAACAGGTCTTTTAATCGCACCTAAAATTTTTCCAGCAGCAACAATGACGCGAACATCATAGTCTGTCTTTATATACTCTTGAAGAAGAACATCAACAAATTCATCTTCCCTATGAAGTAATTGGATTACACTATGAAGAGATTTTAAACTTTCAATCCAAATAACACCAACACCCCTCGACCCAACAGCTGTCTTGAGAATCATTGGAAACTTATTACCAAGTCTTTCTGCAGCTTGTTCAGCTCCTTCTGCATGACGAACTAAAACTGTTTTTGGTGTAAGAATATTTTTTCGTTGAAAAATAATCTGATTGTGCCACTTATCATTACAAATATCGTGACAAGCAACAGAATTAATGAGAGTATAACCTTGTTTTTCTAGATTAAGACAAGCAACTCTCCAAGATAAATTTCCTGTTTTAACTGTAGAACCAAGGCCTCTTGCCATAATCAAAGTATTTTTAGGATTTATAAGAAAAGGTTTATCATAATCAACACCATCTTTCATTCCAGGCATTTCTACCTTACCATCATCATCTACAAGAAAAGAATATACTAGTTGATCTTTCCCTTTGTCTTCCATATACATACCAGAAAACTCAGCAAGATATACTTCAATACCTAACTCTGATGCTTTCTTGCGAACCATTGGCCCAGTTTCATTAGGGTCTAAAGGATCATCATGAGAAAGAATCAATAACTTATAAGGTTCATCCTTTTCCTCTGTGATGTAAGATTTGAATTGCTCCATTAAACTTCTTTCTTTTTACCGATATTATATTTTGTTTCTAGTTGCCATTCATCTTTTTCTTTGAATGATAAAACTTTAATTTGACTAAGAGGAGCAACAGGCTCTGCGTTTCCTAAAATATCAACTAAACCCCAATCTTTCAAAAGATTTGCAATTGTATTTCTACGAGCAATATCATTCTCAGATAAATTTACAACCTTACCATCAAGAGCAAACAATTCTTTGAAATGCACTATATAGTATCTACCCTGTTTATGAAGTATATGACAGGATTGATATAATTTTCTTTCTTTTCTTGAAGCTACTCCAATTCGTGAAAGTGTCTCACGAACTTTTAAAAAATCATCTGGTTCTTTCAAACCAACTTCTAACATCTTTTCCTGTGTCCAATTAATCTCTTCCATTATTTATTCCACCTTTATTTAATTTTTGTTTTATGGCAGAAATTTGTTCATCAGATAATATTTTAAGAGCGGACTTTGCCTTTGCATTACTATATCCATAATACTCTTTAACACATTCCAAATTATCAATTTTCATCGCCTTCACCCAAGGTGTATATCTTTTCCTTGGTCTAAGACTATTTATCAAAAAATCAAACTGAAGTTTCTTATCTAGGTGGTGTAATTGGTTAATTTCGTTAACTAATTGGATTGTATCAGGAAAAGGAGCCACACATTTATTAACGATGTATGGTGGATACTTCTTTTCCCACTCTTCATCCTCTCCATCCATAAGAGGTTCTTTAGTTTCGTTGATAGCTTTGAGGTAGTTTTTTAGTTCATACATTAGTTTATTACTTGCACTTTGAAATTGTTACTATTATCTTTTATAGCATCTCTAAAGAAACTAACATTACTGTTTTTTTTACTACACTTGAATACAACACAAGTTCTTAATTGGTAACACTCTCTAGAAACTGGCATTGCAGAATGTAGAAGAGCTGCATCAAATACAACTAAACGATTTCCTTTATATTCTGCTAGTTTACCATCAATATAAGTTCCACCACCATACTCTAATTTCCAATCAAGCCGTGGATAATATATCATAGTAAAATCTCCATCGTCATGATGAAAATGTGGTTCTATGCCATGTGTGTGGGCATTCATATAGATTCTAAGATAAGTATCAACATCATACTTTTCTATAAATTCATACTTATCCAATGCTGTTTGAAATAAACTATGAGCCCAATCAAATCCAGCATCAGTACATTCTATTTCATTATGTCCACAAAGAATGTGCCAATGTTTGTTTGGTTTGTTTGGTTGTGATGAATAATCATACTTCCAAGCTAACTGTTTAATCGCATCATCGACTAAAATAGCATTATGCTCTTCTAGTACATCATCATATATATCAATCATTATAAAAAATCCAATCTATTAATGTTTAGTCGAATCTTCTGCTAAACAAAATTCATCATATGGTCTAACATCTTTGGATGAATCACTAATAAGTTCTACCATCTCATCAAACTCATTTTTATTTAATGCTGTTTTGTATAACCGCATTGCTTGTCCTAACAACACACCAGCAACTGCTAGTACAGAATACTCTTCTGATAGTTGTACATTTGTTGCAAACGATTTATTGTATAATTCGTTTAGTTCTTTTTCATCAATCATTATATTAATCCTTTATTTAAATTTAGCTCGTGCCATTATTTCTGTAAGACAAGCCATCATATTTATTTCTTGGTCTGCGACAAAGGCAGATTTGTATTGGTACTCACCCAATACCACAACGCAATGGGGAATAGTAGAACCATCCACATACTCATAGAGATTATCATAAACAACCCTAAGAAGATCAACAGGATTATTATCAAGATTATTGACAACCCATTTTCTAACATTAGTAAACTCCTTATTTTTCATACCAGCCATAAGTTCTTTTATATTAACATCACCAATGTTTACCAACATTCCAGCATCAATAGAACCTGATATAGCATACCTTTGTAACTCATTTAAAGTTCTACGCCAATCTGGAAAATGATTATTGATAACTTCAGCAATAACCCTTTTATCATACTTAACTTCTTCTTTTTCAAGAATACTTATAACTCTTTTAAAGAACTCAGAAGCTAGATTTTGTTTTTCAGATTTAGGAATAGAAAACTCGATAACACTACAACGAGAATGTAGTGGTTGGATTAAACGATTCTTATAATTACAAGTAAGAATAAAGCCACAATTTTTATGAAACTCTTCCATAAAACCACGTAAGGCTGGTTGAGTAGATTGTGGATTTAGATAGTCTGCTTCATCAAGTATTAGATACTTTCTGCCACCTTCAAGTGATACAGTAGAAGCAAAGTTTTTGATCTTAGTTCTGAGAACGTCAATACCTGACTCCTCAGAACCGTTGATCATCATATAGGTAGCACCAATCTGCTCAATCATTGCTTTTGCAATAGTTGTTTTACCTACGCCAGGCCCACCTGATAATATCAGATTGGGAATAGTTTCACTTTCAACAAACTCTGTAAAAGTGTCTTTAAGATTTTTAGGAAGTATGCACGAGCTTACATCCTTAGGCCGATATTCCTCGACCCATAAAAAGTTTTCCATAATATAAATTCCTAACTTTAAGCGTCATAAGAAGATTCGGGTTCTAGAGCAATAAAGTAAGAAACATCAACATTAGAATTAAGAAACTTACTTATCTTTTTTGAAGAAACTTCAACATTATAAGCTCCAGGCAATAATTTCAAATTTTCAACTTTAAACCAAAATTTATAATCAACTTCACTGTCAGGAACATCAAGCTTGAGTGTAAAATCATTTGCAGTTGTATTCTTCTTATCAGTTACTTTAAGTTTTCCATTCTCAAGTACCATATCAGGAGCCCCAATAACGGATGCAGCTCTTGTTATTTCTGATAGAGTGTCACTAGAAATATCAAACGTAACTTCTGTTGAAGGCATAGTAATATCTTTAGTTGGTGTAGTAACAACAGATGGATCAGAGTACCAATACGTTGAAGATTTAGAAGAACCTTCTTCTGTTATAAGAACAAAGTTATCCTTAAAATCTAACTCTGGATTTGAAAAAAGAGATATTACAGATAGAAACTCATTGAGATCATAAATTGCAAATTCTTTTGGGAAAGTTTCTTCTACCGTTGCTTTAGCAATAATGTTTTTCATTGCTGACATAGTAGAAATACTACTACCTTCCTTGATTACAAGGTTTTGGTTAATGGTTGAGAAATTCTTCAACACATTGATTGTTTGACTACTTAGTTTCATTTTCACTATTCTCCATGATATCGTGATTGTATAAAGCTATAATACCATAGTGGATGACTTTTAGCAAGTCACTTTTATTATAACCGTCTTTTTTTCCATATCGTTGTGCGTATTTCATGATGTTACCGATACAGAAACCTTCACCATGTCCACCGTCAATGATAAACTCTGTAGCTTGAAACTTGTTCTTGCTATAGTGTTCATCATATGTCGAATCAATATACTTCTGAAGTTCAACAAGTGTCATACCTTCATTGTATTTGTAACTAACCTTACTCATTATTTGCCTTTTTTGCTTCAAGATATTCATCATATTGTTTTTCTTCACGTTCAGACATAAACGACCTTAACTGTTGCTCTGTATCTGTAACATTCCAATTCATTGCCAAAGAACGCCGTTCACCCTCACCAAAGAAAGGAAGCACTTGGTGTTTTAACCAGTTAGGAAAAACCAGCATAACACCAACTTCTGGTTTTACATATTCTTCTGAAGCGTCATGTAAACTCATCATGTCTTTTCTGGTATTGTTTCCCCATATCAAATGGGTAAAACCATCTACAGAACCGCTTGCATTACTCATAGGGGCAATATTTGCATCAAGGTCTTCAATACACTCTGGATTTTTCAACCATAGAAACCCTGATAGTCCGGCTGGTGTTTGTACTCCATGATCATGATATGGATTATAGTCACCAGCATAAGCATGATTAGTCCAACACTGAAAACAATCAGTATCAGCATCACGATTATAACCTTGTTTGAGGTAAGTTTTACCAATTTGCTCAAAAACAGTTTTCAATTGAGCGCCAACTTCGGTATCAAGAGGAAATTCCAATTGAGCAGATTTCTCATTATTTTTTAGTTGGCCAACCAAACCATTTGCATAACTTTCATTTGCAGGAATAATTACATCATCGATATGGCTGTTGATTTCTTCAATAATATCTTTTGGAAACTCAATACGACCAATAGAAAATTGTTTTATAGGACGGATGGCAAATTTCAATCCATGATTTTGCTCAACCATCTTTTCTTCTTCTTCTGCAAGCATCTCTGCATTTTCACGAGCGAGTCTTGCATTACGTTCTGCTTCTTCTTCACTCACA